TTACTTCATCAAGCCTTTCAATTCTTCCTTCAGCGAGTTCGTAAATTCCCGAATAGCCTTTCCATTTTTTGCCAAAGTTGATTTCGTACTGCGAGGAATCACCGCCTCCTTCGAATAATTCAGGATAGCGAGGGACAAGTCCAGTGATGTAGCTCGAAAAAAAAACAGACATCCCCAATGGATATCCATACCTACATCTAACCATTTATCACCATCGGGATTTCCTCCGTATGGTTTCAACTCATACATATCTTTATACTTCTTTGTTACGGGTCTGTATAGTATATCCATTATCTTTCCCCAATTCTTATCTATGGTTACGGCCTCTAATGAACTGATATCTACATACGCACCATATGCCATAGAACTTAAATTTGGTTCGAACCCATACTCTACTCCATCTATCTCCACAAATCTCTGTAATCCTAATCCCTCTGCTGGTTGGAAACTCTCTATGGTAGTGACAATCTTATCATACGATTCCTTTGATAAATCCATTATGGTTTCATAACTCAAACCTGTAAAGTGATGTATCATTATATTCAGTTGTGCTTCGGGTTCATCCTTATACGCATCTAAATCCGTTTGTATCAGTAACCATTTACCTAATGGTATTTCTTCCCATTTAGTTGGTATGGTTATTTTTTTATCTTCTTTCATCTTAATTCCAATTTGGTTTTTGTGGTTTAATTACTGCCATTTCTAATTGTTCTATGTAAATCTTTGCCTTTTTAAGTGCAGATTCTCTCTGTTTAACTATGGTATCGTACATGATACATCTTGAGTTTAGTTCTTCATTTATCTCGACTAAATGTACAACCGCTTCTCTTAACTGACGAATATCATCATCAGTATATTTTAATTCATCTCCATTCATCATCTTATTGATATTGCATAATTTCCTTTTGTTTGTGATTTAATACTTAGTTTCATCATACCCACATACCTCATTGCATCTAATAAGTGGTCATCTACTCCTTCGGGTGTAGTTGTGACATAACCGAATTTATCTGATGCCCATTGATACCCGTAGATTTCATTAATTAAATTCTGTGATTGTTTGTAGATATGTAGTTTGTAATTTTGTAATACTCCTATACCGAATGATATAGAGTTTGGTCCTTTCTTCACTGGTTTTGCATTAAACCCTGCTCTTGTTAGTTCTTCTATTCTCATAGGTTCTGAACTATCACACCATATCTCTTCGCGTTCAATACCAAATTTACGTAGGTTGTTAATAATATCATTCATTACTAATCCTCTCTCATACATCAGTTCTTCAATGTATAGATGCTCTCCATTCTTATATACCGCAACCATTGCAGTTGGGTCATGTGAAAATCCCCAATCTAATCCAAATCCTACGAACTCAGCAGATTTAACATCTTCTACTACATCAAACTCATAGATTGCTTTATCATTCGGTGCATATTCTCCTTTACCGTAGATTAACCATTTCTTAGGAGAGGTACGTTCTAAATCTTCAATTGCTCGTATCATTTCAGCGGGCAAGAATGGATTATCTTTGAAGGTGGTGGTATATCTATCACATTCACTCATTTGTCTTAACCAATGGAACGGAGAAATGGTTGGGTTAAATGCTAAGATAATCTCACCAGTAGTTCTTATCTTTAATTGGAAATAGGATTCTTCATCTTGTTCTGATGCTTCATCTATGAATAGTATATCTGATTTTAATCCTCTTAACTTATCTGCATCATCTGTATTGATGAATTGGACAAAGGAGCCATTGGAAAAGGTATAGGTTCTATCCGATATATTCATATCATCTTCTTTCCAGATACCGATGTGTATTAGTATATCCTTAAAATCTTTCATTAAGGTTCTTTTGATGGAGGGTATAGTTCTTCTTACTATCGTTACCGTCTTTGGTTCTTCTAATGCCTTTACTATGAGGTATTGTAGTATTGCATAAGTTTTACCAGAACGAGTACCACCAATGTGTTGGGTTACTCTACTCTTAGAGTTGATTAGATTTTCAAATGTTACGGTGGTTTCGATATTAACTATCATTCTTTTTTATTTCTATTACCACTTTCTCGATACGTTGATTGACATCCATAGTTCCCTTTACATCAATTGATTTTAGTTTAGGGTATGCATATTCCATTAACTTCATTGCCAATTCAAATGCTCTGATTGGTTCTTTCTTTCTTAACTTCTCAATATCTTCTTCTGCCCATGTGAGGGATTTATCAACTATCCGATTGATAATTGATTTTGCTTCTTCGGTGGTTCTATTAGGTTTACCTTTTGGTCTTCCTCTTACATTACCACTCTCGCCTTTTATATACTTAGCCATATCTAGTCTGTTTTACGTCTGTAATTTAATATATAACAGTGGGATTGGATTTAGTATTTGATGTTCATATATATTTATATACTACTCAAAGAACTTCTCATGATGTTGTTCCTTATTAACGGCACTAATTCTGTTTTGTGCTATTTCATAGTATTCGGTCTCTCTTTCTATACCAACGAAATTCATTCCTTCTAACACGGCACCTTTACCAGTACTTCCACTTCCCATAAATGGGTCTAATACCGTTCCTCCTTTGGGTGTTATCAAACGAACTAAGTATCGCATTAAATCAGTTGGTTTAACTGTTGGATGTGTATTACTTCTTTCAGTTGGTCTTGCCTTATATGCAATAGATGTTTTATCTTGTCCTTCATCTCTACCTTTAATAGATTTAGGTTGGATAGTTTCGCATCCTTCGTTCCTATCACTCTTTGAAGTTTTAGGACAGTAGAAGAAACGTGATGCTCCACCAGTATCTTTCTTACTATTAGTTCTAATACCTCCACTACTATCATTACCAAATATACCAGTAGCTGGTTTATTATGTATCTCTCCTTTAATAGTACCACTCTGTTTATCTAATTCTTTTCCTGCAACTTCATCTAATATAACATTTGCTGGAAATCTACCTTCTCTTTCTTCACTACCTTTTTGATTACCAAATGTTCCGTATATTCCATTATCACCTGTATTACCAACTCCGTTAGAATGTGTTGATACTTTTTCATTACCTATTCTACAATCATCTATATTAATACCACCAGTACCCCATTCTAAAACATTACCTGCTACTGTTTTTTGTTCTAATGGTTTTCTTCCCATTACTACGGGTTCGAATGCTGGTTTTAATGCAGTGCCCCAGCCTTCATAGGGTGAGTTTCCTTTGGTTATATCAAATTGTTTATCAGTTTTATCAAAAGTATTTTTATAGTTTCCACCTGTCATATCTAACACTTTTCTTTCACCAACTACTTCTCTTTCATTGCCTTCTAACTTATCAATTGCTTTACCGATGTTGTGTGATTTAGGAAAGCCTGAACCGTACATCCATGCAATACAATCTCTAATTTCAAATCCAGCATCTTCTATTGCTACTGTCATTCTATGGTAGGTTCTTGTACCACCGAACGCGAGGATATAACCACCAGGTTTAAGCACCCTTAGACATTCACTCCATACATCTTTGTTAAATGCTATACCAGAATTATCCCAACCCTTATTCATAAAGTTTAATTCGTAGGGTGGGTCGGTTACTACACTATCTACCGAATTGGTTTCTAATTCTTTGAGTTTGTCTAAGCAATCTCCTAATAATAATTTTACTTCTTTCATAACTTATAGTCTGTAATCTTCACCTGATGAATTATATTTCTTACCGATATTCTTTTTCATTTTTTTAATTTCCTCTTTCTCGACAAGAGTAATATTGATTTCTTTCACATAAAAGTTAAAATCTGGATCGGTATGTAGTAACTCCATCATCTCTCGATAATACTGTTGCCATTGTTCTCTACTCATGAAAACCCACTTATCGTATTTGTTTCGTATCTCTAATTTTCTTTCTACGTACCGTAAGTAGTATTCATCAGTTTTACTTTCATATTTTATTCGTGAGGGGTTTGGTTCTTTTGGAAGTCCATTAGGAAGTTGATTTCTTTCTAAGCGGCTCTTTGCTAATTTCTCCTGATATGTTAGGGGATTCCAATAATACCTTCTACCACTCTTTGCTATACGAGGTATTGTTT